TCTGCTGGTAATAATTCTTTATAAGCTAAAGCTTGAAACTGTGTTACAGCTTCAGCGAGAACCGGGTGCGTTGCACCTGATGCTCCTTTGAATGGTTCTGTTCGATCATCATAATTAAAACCTAACAGTTCTAAACCTTGTGTATAAGTTCTTTCCCAATCTTTTCTTGAAGATTTGTAATCTGTATAATTTTCAAACATTTTACTACCTAACGGATCTAATACATCATCAGGTAATAGTTCAGCTAAGTTTGCAAAGTGTCCTTCGTCTTCACCAGGACTTCCAGCTTTTGGATCAAAGTCTATATCAACACTACCATCTTCATTTTGTTGAACCT